TCGCATTTCCCAAGATCCGCGAGCCCACCGGGTGCCGCTACGAGTGTTTCCACGCGTGTTGCACGACCGAGCTCAAAGCCGTCCGCGGCCGGCTCACGTGCCCCGTTGCGCAAGGGAAGCCGGGCCATGGCCGGCAGTGGGCTGCCATCATGGAGCGCGAGTTCGGGAAGTACCCCCTTCCGGAGGTCCCTGTGTCACGCATCGTCGACAACTACCCCGCCCCGAAGAAACGCCTTTTCCTCAAGGCGCTTCTGGAACAGCCCCACGGCCTCAACCTCGTGAGCATGAAGCTTGACACCCACGTGAAACTCGACGAGATCCAGATACGCCGCCTCGGCGATCCCGCGACTCCGCGTGCCATCCAGGCTGACGGCCCGGAGAAGAACGTCGAACTCGCCACGTTCACCATGTCACTAGCTGACTACGCCAAGCACGTGTGGGACAACGAGCGCGTCCTCTACACGTCCGGGAAGTCGACCAAGCGGCTCTCCAACTGGCTCCTCGAAGCCATCGCCGCCGGCTATGTCCCGTTCTGCTACGACATCAGCAAAATGGACGGCAGTGTCAGCAAAGAGCTCATGCTCGAGCGCATCCGCCTCTACGAATCCTGGGGGCTCCCACTCGGGCAGCTCATGTGGCTGAAGCACTCCGTCAAGCATGGGCTGAGCGGGAAAGGCCGGTTCTTCACGTACTCCGGCGTCGATGGTCAGCCGAGCGGTCGGTCGGACACCTCTGTCGGCCAGACCATCACTGCCATCGGCTGCGGCATCGCGTGCCTCGAGGAGCTCGACGTCGACTACCGGATCATGGGAGTCGGCGACGACAGCGTCATCGCCGTCAAAGCGTGTGACGTCCACAAGATGGCCGGCTTCCCCGACAAGATGCTCGAGTTCGGCTTTACCGTCACCGGTGGTCGCCGCACGTGGGAGAACCTTGACTACTGCTCGTCCATGTTCGTCCCCCACGCTGAAGGCATGCTCCTCACTCCACTTGTCAGCCGTCTCTTCAAGGCGTTCATGCAACGCGTCGAAGTCAACCCGAAGGCCGACGAAGGCAAGTACTGGGGCTTCGTCAAAGGCGTCTGTGCGAGCATGGAGGCCTCGTGTAGCCACGCATTCTTCCAGTCCGGCCTGATCGAAGGTTTCCAGCGCAAAGCGGCACCCTACGCCGCGAAGAAGTGCGATAGGTACGTCGAGCACACGGCTGAGCTGCTCAGCTGGGACGAGATCTCACTCGAGCACGCCATTCGCCACTACGGTGTTACGCGCGAACAGGCC